TCTGGATAATGTACCCCCGGCGTCGAACCTGCCAATAAGGATACTGTTCCACTTGGCTTTACAGATGTCGTCTTGATTGATTTGGGAATAGCAAAGAAGTCTGAATATGTTTCATCTAATCGTTGAATTTCATCGTAACCTGATTCTAGCCAATCTCTTAATTCTCCTATTCCTCTATATGTTAAAAATTGAGCAATTCCACTTACGCTGCATCCAATTCTACGATTACGTAACATTACCCTATTTGTTTCCGGCCAATGAGTTTTGCCAAGTGTTACTGTTTTAGCATATAAATATGCATATTTTAGTGTCTTTTTATAATCCTCTAATGACTCATGTCTATTGGGAAATGTTTCAACAAGGCAACATAATTCATAAGATTCTAAAGTTTGCTCTAAACATGGGTTTCCACCCATTGCTCTGTGATCTTTGTTATCTTTCCCATTTTTCATGCGAGAATAACCTTGCATATTTTCCAACCATGCAAATCCAGGTTCACCATTTGATGTAATTCTCTTGCATGCCTCAGAATAATCCATACCTAACTCTGCAAATATTGAGTTATTAGAGGTCCAACCATATTGGTCTCTATGGGGATTTACTTTATAATTCTTTAAGTCCATATACTCTTCTGAATAAGGATCACCAAATACGATCTCAGCTGTTCTGCGTACATTTCCTGCTACTACACATTTTCCAATGAGGTTCATTATATCTACAATTGTTGTAACTGTAATTGGAGCACCAGCATTATCTTTTAAGACTTTTCGTATTGCTTCATGTACTTCTTGTAGTGGTTCATGACCACTTGACAACCCACCAAAACCTTTAATCATTTCACCAGCAGGCCTAATTTTTGAATAATCAAATTGAACTTCAGGTGTACCATGAAAATAACAATCTATTAATGCAGCAACAGACTCTACCCATCCTTCACGTGTATCTGGAATAATAAATGTTTCAGGATCTCTTTTTATTGTTGGCCCTTTTACCATTATTTTTCCTGCACCCTTAGTATCAAAACCTACACCAACACCAAGCATTGACGCATCCATTAAAAAAGTAAATGGTTTAGAGCTATCCTCTTTAATCGTATCTGTAGACACGAAAGCACAATTATTTAAAGCTGCAAATAATTTCTTTTTATTTGTTATTACACTTCCCATAGCCCAAAGTCCTCGGCCAGGAGGCAAAAATTTCATATAAAAAATTCTATCATACATTTCTTGTGCAGAGGATTGTGCTCGCCAGGGATTCCAGCCTAACTGATGTGAGTCTATCCAGTCCATTTGCATATTATACGTACCTTCTACAACTCTTTGAACTGTTTCCCACCATTTTTCATTTTTGCCATCTTCTTTGAGGCGAGAATAAGTTCTCATAAAAACTAATTCACCTAATCCGTTAAAACCAAATGGTGCCTTTTTTCGCTTGTACTTGTCTATAAATGCTTGTGATAATTTAAATTTTTGTTGCATTAGAACCTTCTCCTTGTAAAATAACAGCTCGTGAACAAAGATAAGTAATGTAATATATGCTAATTTGGCTTAAATTCTTTGTACTTTTGTTCATCTGTTTTGCTTGTTGGTTTATAATCTTCATATTTCTTTGCTAATAATTTTCTTGTATACTCACTTCCATTATCTTGCTTTTTCTGAACAGCTTGACCTGTAACAGATGATGAATCATAAATGTCTATTTTTCCTATTGATGTATTCATAGTTGTGGGATATGTCATGCCATCAGGGCCAAATCTATTTTTTATAACATGAACACGACCTGTATTAGCAATTTTATCTTCAATTTTTCTTGATAATGACATTACAAAATCAGCTGTCATTATTTTTGCATAAGATTCTGCTATTTTTTCTGCACCAATTACTTCATCTTCTAATGAGGACCTATTTGATTGGGATGCAGTCCATATAGGAATTTGAAATTCTCCACTTAGCCCTCTTAAGTCTTCATATATATCGCCTAAAATATGTCTAACTGCAGCATCTTTTTGAGAACTTATACCTGTAAGTAGATCGGCATAATCTACTAATATAAGATCAGGTGAATGTCCCATTAATTCAATTGTTTTTAAATGTGTATGTAGTGTTTGTACTGATGCTGCCCTTGTGGGGAAATATTTTATGAGCAATTCTCCTTTACACTGATTTTCTATTACTTTTTTAACTTCATCTTTATTTTCTTTAATATTTGCAACAGGTACTTCAGAAAATATTGTAGCATATCTCATACCAACATATGCTTGATTTAATTCTAGTGTATAATGTACTACATTTTTTCCTGCCTTAAGTGCATTTACTCCTAACGCTTGTAAGAACCAACTTTTTCCAATTCCCGATGGAGCTACTACAACGCCAAGTTCTCCTCCTGCAAGACCACCGTCCATTATATTATCAATTGGCTCCCATCCAGATTTTACTGTATCTCTAGCAATATCATCTAATATTGTATCAAATTGCTCAACATAATTTAATCCAATATCTCTATGCGTACCAGCACGCATTGCACTATCAACAACACGTTTTATTTCATCATATTGTCCTAATTGTAATAAGTCAACAGACTTAACAATAGCTTCTTTAAGAACTTGATTTTTACAAAATTGTGTTGTTTCATTTTTAACAAATTCAAGATCTGGTGCTTCTAAATTTTTTGTCACCTCACGTAATTCATCTACAATAGAGACGCGCAATAGTTCAGTTGGAACATCATTTATTTTAATTTTTAAAACCTGTAAAGATGGAGTTGTCTTGTACTCATAATAATAATCTTTAATAGTTTTAACAATCCATTGCTTTGCTTCTGTATCTAGAAGTTCAGGACGAAGCATATCGTATATTGTAACTGCAAATTTATTATCTTCTAATAAAGCAGTTATTATTTTTGTCTGAAAAACAGATCCGTATTTTGTTAAAGCATCATTTATTGGCGGCATTATTTAATAGTAGTTCTAAGTGGTTAAAGCTATCTTGCAACCAAACATCAGGATTCCTAATTGCATTTTCTATTGTATCTTCTAAAAACATTTTATGAATCTTGTACTTTACTAATCTACCAGAACCATCTCTAACTTGGTCCTGAATAGATAATTTTGCATTTCCTGGGATGTCAACATCCTGAAGTTGCATTAGCTTGTAATTTCGTTCTAATAGTTCTTTATATTCAGTAAATTTTGAAACATTTAAAAATTCTTCAAAACTATATATAATCTGATCTTTTAAAAATGGGAATTTTTTTCTAATTGTTTTTAATGCCATTCCCTTGACACCTTTTATATTGTCAGAATTATCCCCATCAATCATTCTATAGTAAATAAAATTTTCTGACTTTATCTCGAATTCTTCTTCTATTCTTTTTCTATCATAGAGTATCTTTTTTGTAGGGGACCAAACAGATATGCGATCATTAACTAATTGATAAAAATCCTTATCAGTGCTCATTATTGTTATTTTAGAGTTTCTTAATATTTGCTTACCAATATATGCAATAGAATCATCTGCTTCAATATTATCTATAGACATAAAAGTAACAGGTAGACAGTTTAGATATTCAACTAAACGTCTAAACTGCCTACGCATGTTCTCCGCCTCATCCTCATCGGATAAACCTTCAACCCTGTTTGGTCTCTTGAGAGGCTTTCTACCAGCCTTATAATCTGGATAAATTTTCTTTCTTCTAACAGATCCACCTTTTCCATCAAAAACTATAATTGTTCTTGTTGGGCTAAGTGTACGAATTGCTAAAGCAATTGTTTGTAAAAAACCTACAATACCACCAATATGTTGACCATTAGAATTAGTAGCAGGTGACGCAGCCCACGTCCTGATGAAGTTATTTAAACCATCAATTATCAGGACGTGGTCATTAACACTATGCTCTTTCTTTACATGATCACCAATCTGAGAAAGTATCTCCTTGTATCTCTTACGCATCGGGGTTGACTACTTCGTCTGTAAATTCAACATCATCAATGCCTCTCTTATCATCATACTGAAGTATGCTAGCTTCACAGATTTTTTCATAGAGATAATCTTTGAAACCATCTATTGTTTCTAACTTTTCAGTAAAGTCTTTTGATAAGAATTTTACAGGGGTGCCGTTATAGTCAACAGTGTACCAAGCACCAGCATTGACTGCAATCTTAAGATTCTTAAGAGTTTGCAACCAACCACCAGCATCATCGATGCCACGATCAAAATACATTTCGTAGTCTGATTGTCGTAGTGGTGGTCCAATTCTGTTCTTGATAACTTTAGCACGACATTTATGTCCGATTACATTTGATTCTTTGTCTTTAATCATGCCCATATTTGATAATCGTATACGAGTTGAAGCGTGAAATGGCAATGCCAAACCTCCGCTAGTCGTATATGGATCTCCAAACATAACACCTAATTTCTGTCTCAATTGATTAGTAAACACCAATGTAATATTATGTCTACCAATCATCTGTGTAATCTTACGCATTGCCTTAGAGATTATGATTGCTTTTGACGTAGCCCATCCATCCTTTTCATAATCAGCTGACATCTCAACCTTAGTAGAAGCAGCTGCAAGACTATCAACCAAAATGGTTACATATTTATCTTTATCAGATTCTCTTACTTTAGTTACGATATCTTCGATTCCTTGAAATATATCCTCAACAGTTTCCATATGAAGATACAGGATATTCTTTGTATCAGCTCCAATTGCATCCAGAAAGTCCTTACTAACGGAAGTTTCTGTATCAATATAAACGCCGATACCACCTTTTTTCTGTGTCTCAGCAAGAATATGTGCACCAAGCAATGATTTTCCGGAAGCCTGAAGTCCATTGATTTCAGTTATTCTTCCCACTGCTATTCCACCATTCGGCCTGTTTGATACTGCTAAGTCCAGCAAAGATGATCCTGTAGATATAAAATCATTGATATCTGTTGGCGTGTCATCAGATCCGTCTAAGAAAAATGCTACTTTTTGCCCTTTGATTTTCGAGTTTAGACTTTTAGCTAACTCGCTAGCAAGGACATCACGTCTCTCGCTCATAGCGTCTCCTTATTTAAGAATTGAATAGATCGTCAAATGCTGAGGAAACATCCTCAGTATTGGCTTTACTATTAGTAGCTTTTGCAGGATCATTTACTTCTTTATCTTCAACATCATTCTCAGCATTCAACCAAGCCTCAAGTGCTTTTTGTAAATCATCATATTCAAGTTCTGAATAAATGTCTGTGATATTTTTCTGTGTGTCCTTTACTACTGACATAACTTCAGTGTTCTCTGTGAGCGGCGTCTGATTAGGTTTGACCCTAATAGTCGTCATCGGGAAAGCACGTCCTGTCTCTTCACTGGTCTTAAACTCAACGACAATATCACGACCATTTACAGGGTCAGTGATGTCACCATAGTCTGGATCAGCTATAACAGAAAGTAATTCCTGATACACCATTTTTCCGAAGCCCCAAAATTTTACACCTTCATTCTCCTCACCGCGAACGATGACAGGAGCGTAGGTACGCATCTTAGCTTCGATTTTTCTACCAAGCTTATAGTCTTCTTTATTACCGGAAGTCTTTAGCTTAGTTGCGAACTCCTCAATCGGATCTGGACGACCAAATGAGATCGGTGAAAGATAATTCTTTTCACCCATGTCATAATGGAAATAGAGTTCAATAAAAGGATTGTCCTTATTAAACTTGTAAGGGACAATTCTAATTTGAGTCTTACCCGGTGAGGGTTTCCATAGATTTGAAGTTCTTGTGTTTGATTGTTGTAGTTGTGATAACCTGGATTTTATTACATTTAAGTCCATTGTCATTACTCCTTTGTTAACTGTTCATTATTCATTTAATACTTTAATATATATTGCGTAACATTTTCAAAAATTAGTTTTTTTATTAAAAAGCCCCTACCATTTATAAATCAAATTCATCGTTACATAGTAGACTGGGAGTAGCAGGGGCTTTTTATTTTAGAAAATTTTGGGGATGTAGGACTTGCGATCACCTACAACTTCTAGCTCAGATTTGTCGAACCTTGTACCTAACACCTAAGAGTTACCTTAGTTCTCCTCAATGGTGGTTAACCATCGTTGGAGCCAGCACAACCTGTTTGTCATTGCCTTATCTCTCTGAGTTTAGATTAATTCGGCCACAAGATGGGATTTCGGTGTTACCCTTACCCATAACAAGGTCAAAGAATCGCGTTCTTTTAGTTTTTCTAGAAGTACATTACGTATCGTATGTCTACAAGACCTTCACCTACTCACCACATTCGGCAAGTGGTCAGTCACCACGACATTACGTTAGATTGTCTTATGGCCTCCTTCAGAAAACCATTATTCGACCAATCCCGTACCAGGACGATCAATCCCGGGTACTTTTCAAAATCTCAATTTTCAATAAGCTGCGCGATTACTCGCGTAATAAAATATATATACTACTAAATTTCCAAAATGCTGTTTTTATATAACTTTTTTACACATCAACTATTTTGTATAACTTTGTTCTTACAATATTAAGACCTTTATCA